TGTCTGCATCTACAATATTTGCAGTTCCGTTAAAATTAGTAGAGGAGGTAAATGAATCTTCTAAGAGATGTCTATAAAAATAGTTAGTACCTTTTACCTTTATAATATTTTGACCAACACTACTAGGATTTTCTGTTATAGTTACATTACCATCTGGTGCATTTAATAGTTCGCCACTTGCTGCCATATAAACATTGTGTGCTTTTAACTCATGTAATAACACACCGCCAGATTGATCGTTGTCAGGCAAAGCAACTACATTGCCACTTGAGTCACATCTATCTACTATAATTGCTGGAAAAGCACCTTTTATGTCAAATTGTTTATAATAAGTATCATCTGTATTTCTACTAAAATCCCCATAAGACATTGGTATTGGTTTATTAAGATTTTTTTCAGGAGCAGATGGATATGTTGTACTTGTTACAGTTGCACTAGGCACTTCTTTATGATAAACGCTACTTTTATCTAATAAAACCAACGATACAGAATTTATATTATATTTTATATCTCCAGAAATAACTCCTGTGCCAATCATTCTTTCCGCAGTGTCAAATGTACCAGCTTGATTAGTATTTAAAAATAATTCCCATTTTCTATTTGCAAAGTTATTAGACGATAATAAGTCACTAAATCTTCCGCCTTTAATAGCATCTTCTGTATTAATTAATTTTACTGTCATATTACCAGTTGAAGTAGTAAAATTAAAAAAATCTAGTGATTGAGTATATTGACCCCAAGAAGAAACAATACCATAATAAATATCTGATCCATCTTGTCTATGAACGTCAGATACACCTATAAAATTAGATTCATCATTATAATATAATTTTAGCACCCAAAAAGCAGTAGTGTTTTTTATTGCTAGGGAATTACTTAAACTAGAATCAAAACTAAGCATTTATTCTATTTCCCATTGATGTTGCTTTATTTAATGCTGGTATTAACTCATTATTGACATAACTTTCATCAACAACACCGCCACTAATATTAACATTTACTGTAGGAGATGCATTACCACTTTGATTAATCTGATTCATTGTTTCTAAACCAACAGACTCAACTGCTTTTTTAGACATAATAAATTCTCCAGCTTGTGCAAGTATTGGAACATTGTCTTGCCCTTGTACTTGTCCTCCAGTAGCAAATCTTTGAATATCTCCATTTTGTTTTATTAATCCACCCGTATGACCTACAGCGAATTTTAAAAAACTTGTACTAGCTCCAAAAGCTCCTCCAGTAAAAATGTTCAATAAAGCAAAAGTTCCAGCTTGAGCTATTAATTGAGCAGCAATTGCTTTTAAACTAGATGTAACAGCTTCTCCCATATTTTGTCCATTTAAAGCAGCTTGAGCAAAAGCCCCTCCTAATTGATTTATACTGTTAACTGCAAATTTTTGCTCAGCATCTAATATACTCATTATATCTATTTGCCTATTAATATTTGAAATATTTGCTTCTACTGATTCTGTCTGCAACAACATTTTTTCTTGTTCAGTTTGTTTAGCTCTTTTATTAGCTAAATTAAGCTGTCGTTGCTGCTCTAATGCTTGTTGATTCCTTGCTGTTCTATTTTCTGCAAAAAATCTAGCTAAATCTTCATTCTTTTTAAGTTCCTCTGCTTTTAATTTTTCTTGATTTAATAGCTCTTGCTCAGTATTTTTTGCTTGCTCAATCGAAGCTTGTCTTTCTTTGTCTTTATCTATTAAAGCTTGCCTTGCTTGTATTTGCGATTGAAGTGCTTTAATTTCTTTTTCAACTGCCTCTAAATTTGCTAAACTAATAGCAATTGCTTGTTCAGCACCTTTTTGCTGTGGTAGAGCAGTTTTAGCTATTAAATCTGCTCTTGTTTTAAGTTGATTATTTAATTCTTTTTGTAGCTCTATAATTGTAGGATCAGCTAATGACTCAGTAATTTTATCCGCAACTTGAGCAACAGCAACACCTATTCTTGTTAATAATCCTAAATTTTCTCCTATGGCAACTTTTAAATTTTGAAATGATGTTGACATCTGATTTAAAGCATCTTTTGTTGTTAAAGTTTCTTCTCCTAATAAAGCAACTTTTTGTTCTGCTGATTTCATAGTTGCTTCAAAAAATGCAGTTTTTTTCTGAGCATCTGTTAGTTCACTTGCAACTAAATTATTTGCTTTAGCAAAATCAGAATATGCTTTTTCAGAATCTACAATAATACCAATATTATCAAGCATAAGCCTTGATTGCCTACCAATACCAGTAATAAGTGACTCAACAGAAGATGCAGTATCCCTACCTAATGCCCTACCTAATCTTTGAGCCATATCAAACATTTTAGCCATTTCATCTGAATTTTTTGTTACTCCAAGAATCATAGCGTTATTTGATTGTTGAAATAAATCAAACTCAGACATTGTATTATTAGTAGCATCCTTTAACTTTTGAAGAGCTTCATCTGCTAAGCCAACTCCTCCACTTAAAGTATTAAATGCATTAGACATAGATTCTACATTAGCACTTTGCTCTATAAATCTAAATAAAGGTCTTACAAGTGTTCCCATTGCAAATGCTGCAAGAAGTAACTTGGATCTTAATGTTGCAAATGTTCCAGCTAAAATTCTAGTCTTTTTTGCTCCTTTATCAAATGAATTGTTTAAATTTTCATTTGTATCCTTAAGTTTTTTACCTTCCCTAGCTAAACTAGCTTGCGTTTGGACAAGTTTGCGTGTTTCTCTACCTAATGTTTTAATAGCATTAACTAAATCCTTGTCACCTTCTGGTTTAAATTTTACAGTTATTGTATTTTTATTTTCAGCCATTTTTCATCGCCTTTGCTTTTTCTTTCTGTATAATATTATTGATTACAAAGCTTTTTTCTATCCATTTATGTGGTTGCTCTCCATAAGTACCAGGATAAGGAGCTACATTATTATCTCTGCAATATACATATCTAGATATATCTTTTTGAGATTGAGCATCTGCCATAATATTAGAGCATGCAAAAAAGGGCAGTTGAGCCATTACCGATGAACCGATACTGAAGCTACCGCCCTCTAAATTTGCTTGTTTTGTTTCTGCTATAATTAAGTCAATAACAGCCCAAACATCATCATTTGATGTAAAGGTACGTTTTTGATACGATCCATCGATTAAGACAGGAATTTGAGCCTTATAAGGGTATGTATGATACATACATCCCTCACATCTTTCTTTGATTAAAAGATTGTACTCTAATGTGAGGGCTTCTACTCCCCCAAGCGTTGATACTCTTGGATTGCCAATGATAACTCATTTTTCTCTTCGTCTGTTAATGATTTGATAAAAGCATCATCAGCACCTTCTGTACCTTTACGAATCCAAGCAGTTCTTGCTTTTGCTAGATTTGTAATTGCAACAATCTGATCGTTCTCATATCTCATTTGAGGTAAGTCATTACAGTAGTCCATGTCGTCTACAGACATTTCTTTTAGCTTGACTTCTTTATTAGTAGACAATTTATGAGTCTTCATTATGCACTTAAATCAAAAGTGATTAATGCATCAGTTCCATCATCAACAGATTTTACAGAGCAATCTAACATCATAATATCACCTTCGTTATAAGCAACATTAGTAAATACTCCATTTTGCATATCCATTCCGTAAGCATTATTATTTGTTATAACAAACATATTGCCACTTAATGCTGCTGTTTGAGTATCAAAAGAATGTATAAAGTCTTTTGTATTTCCATCATATTTTATTGTAGTATCTGCGGTAACAGAAGTTTCAGCCCCTCTAGTAACACTCTGATATCCTGTTGATGTAAATCCACTAAAAATTGCTGGAGAATCGATTGTAAGTGAAAAAGATTGCATTACAACATCTGTGTTAAAAACCTTAATACCGCTTGCACTAGAAAGTACGATATCTGTAGTATTTAAATAGGATGTACTTCCTATGTTGTCAGTAGCATCATC